TTACTGAATTGTTCATACGGAGTTTCTACACGCAACAATTCCGACATTGCTAATGTCATACTATTACCTCTAATTAACGTTAGTTTGAATTAGTTTTAAGGGAAGGATCCCACCTACCAGTTTCCTGAATAGGCATCACATTATATATGTAACTATTATACTATAAAAAAAGACCCCCTGCAAGAGGAGGTCTTTGAAAAATATAAGCGTCTCGCTTACATAAGGTTTGTAACTTTAACTCTTCTGTAGTATCTGTTACTGTTACCAGTAATTCTACCAAGACCTTGAGTTGTACCTTCAGCAAATGGGTTAGCAACCATTCCGTATCTGGTTTTGAAACCAATTTTTGGTTGGAATGTGTCTTGTCCAACTGCTCTTACCATCTGTAGTGGAACGTAAGGGCAATAGAATAGACCAGCATCATAAGGGTTAGAACCCTTGTATCCCATAACGTAGTACTGATCAGCACTTAGGTTAGCAGCGAATGGATCGATGTATACCTTGTAACGTCCGTTGAGTGTACCAGCGAATGTGTTACCTGTGTCATCAACATTCAAGTTACTGTTGAGTGCAGGAGTGTAGTCTAGTTGACCAGCAGCTGTTAGTGAGGAAGCAACGTCTGCGGAGCAGAGGATGATGTTCCCCTTCCCTCTACGAGTTTCCTGTGCGATTGCGTTAGCATCTCTTTCAAGTTGGAAGATCATACCTTTGAACTTCTCAACCATCCATCTTCCGTTACTGTCTGTGTCTAAGTCAAATACACCAGTTGTTGCTGTATTGATTTGAGCACCAGGTCTTGCTGCCTTGTAGATTGTACGGATGATCTCTCTATTGATCTCAGCGAGGATCTCAGTAGAAAGGATGTTTGCTAACTCAGCCTCTGCATCCAATCCATGGATCGCCTTGAGGTCTTGTGCTAGTTCTAAACTGTACTCAGCTTTGAGGGCTCTTGACTTCGCAGTCACAGATACCTTCTCGATGCTGAATGCCATCTCTCTGAAGTCGTTGTTAGCACCGTCGCCTAATGCTTCAGAGTTTTGTGTTGAGAAACCTTGTCCAACGTTGTATGCATTCTCAGCACCACCATTTAGAATAGATGGGTTTGTGCCGGATGTGCTTGGTGTAACGCCTTGTGCGGTTGTACCGAAACCAACGTCTGATCCTCCGTCTGTTGCTCCTGTGTAATCACCCTGAGTGAATGATGCATCAGAGTCTTGAGCAGAGAATGCAGAATCTGGTTCGTTGAAGAATGCTTCTGTTCCAGACTGGTTGTCGTAGCGACTTCTCATCGCAAAGATCAATCCAGTAGGACCATTCATTGGTTGTACGCCAGCGAGGTCATATGCCACCAAGTTAGGCATAGATCTTCTAATCAATGAGATTAGAACTGGGTCGAAACCAGCAACAGGACCTCCAACAGCAGCACTACCAGAGAAACCTGGATTACCTGTTGATGATGGGTCTGTGTTTACTGTAGGAGGTGCTTCTGATAAGAATGCTCTCTCCTCTCTTAAAAATCTTTCTTGGTTTTCTAGAAGTTGTGCGGTAACTGCTCTTCTGTGGTTGTCTTGGATTTTATCTAATCCTTCAGCCTCTAAGAGTGGTTGCCACTTCTTCTGGAGTTGTCCAGAATTAAACATTTGGCTTTACCTTTAGGTGTAATTTAAAAATTGACTATTGGAACTTTGTCAACGCTGATAAATATGCGTTCATTGCTGATCCATGATCCTCAGGAATCGCATCCTCAGGGTTGGTCTCAGAGCTTTCTACAATTGGTTTCGCATTGAAATACGACTCCTTAAGTGTAGATAGTTTTTCTCTGTACTGTTCTTCACTTTCAAACTCAACACCTTTAGATAGTTCGGAGAGTTTATCCTTTTGAGATAACGCCAAACCTTCACTTACTTCATCAAGGATGTTGTCTGATACAGACACTGAGAGACGTTTTGTCAATTCGACATTGCTCTCAATCTGTTCGTTGAGTTTTGTTTCCATTTCATCTAACTTAGAAGTCATTGCTTCTAAGACATCATATTTGTCTTCAGGGATTTCAACATAATGTTCTTCAAAGAGGGTCTTAAGACCACTCATAAAGGACTCAGAGAGTTCCCCTCTGATTCCAGTTTCTACAGCGAGTGCATTCTCATTGATCCACTCATTAGCGACGTACTCTAAGTAAGAGTCAACACGCTCTGTAAGTTCTGCTTTGTGAGAAGCAATCTCCTCATCAAATGCTTTTGTGAACTGCTCTTCGAGTTGGTTAGCAACTTGCTCAACCTTGCTCTTTACAGCAGCCTCAAAAATTGTAGCAGTTTTTTCTTGGAACTCATCAGAAAGTTTTTCACCTTCTAAGAGTGCAGCAACGTCATCCGCAACGTCAATCACGATTTCTTTTGCTACGTCTTCCTGTTCTTCATTCTCTACTACGGGAGTTTCCTCTACTGGTTGCTCCGCTACAACTGTTTCTTCTTCTGCCTCAGCTTCTTCATTAGCACCTTTACCATATCCTGTGCTCTTTATAGCAGCAGGTCCTGGTAATTGAACTTTTCCTGAAGATCCCTTGAAATGAGGGTCTCCACTCTGAGCAAAAGTAGCAGTAGCAGTTTTCAACTTATGAGAATCATCAGTTGGTCTACCGTTTGTAGGAGTAGGTCCTCCTAAATCTTCTATCGCACCATTGTCTGGTACGTAGTTTGGAGCTTTAGGCATAGGGTCTGCTTTTTTTGCGCCCTTGGTAACCTGGTTCTCCATTTCATGTAGTTGTTTTTTCGCAGCCATTGGTTAACTTTCCGTATTATCGTATGAATACTGTTATTATTTATAGAATTATAGTTCTGACAAGAAGTTAGCGAATAATCTTAGCTTATTTGCCTCCAACATTTTGTCATCTACAAGAGTGTTGATCTCTCTCTTTGCGCCCTCGCATGCCTTTTCACGTAGCATGCCACCTTCCCAAACCCATTCCTTTCCTTCCATGATACCATCGACAAAAGCGTCTGGTGCACTGGGATCTGCCACTATATCAGCAGCAGTTGCAAGCATAAAATCTTCTCCAACATAGTTTACACCGTCTCTTGAGACTATAGATCCCATTCCTCTAGATGAAACTCCTAACTTCACTCCCTCACCAATGAGAGAAGAAGCGATCTTACCCATAGGTGTTGACAATATTTGTGCCTTACCTAAAAAGTTATTTCCTTCTTGTTGTAAAGATACTATTTTGTGTGATACTCTATCAAGATTTATTTGAGGACCATCTGGGTGACCTAATTCACCTAGAGCACGACCTGTAGTTACATGTGCCTCGTTATAACGCTTCACCTCATTGACCATAGTTTCCAATGGGTAGCATCTTTTATTACGATTGACTATTTCTGCTTGTAAAAAAGGTCCTTGAATATAGAGAGTTTTCTTACCGTTTTTTTCTTCGGTAATAACTTCTACTGATTCAATTTCTTCTGAGATTAGCTTCATCCTAGGTTTACCTCGTGTAAATGCATTGTACTTCCATCTGATGTTTCAGGTGCCAGTCTAAAGATAACTGTCTTTGTCAACTCTGCTGTTCCTGTGAAATCAGCAAGTGATGATGTATTAGCATCAACAGTGAGTTTACAAACATAACCATTTACTCTATCTGGTATCTGAATAGCAGTGATTTCTTTATGAGCAATCGTGCTATTGTAAGCACCTACGGAAGATCCAGTCATGGTAATATAATCACCAACTCTGAACTTTGTATCCTGTCTGTCCAGTGTTATTACACATGGATTTGCTTTCGTGACAGACAGTGCCTTTGCATGTGCAGGATGTCCGTAACGATATAAAAAGTCTCCACCTTTCTCTACGTGAAAAGATCCTACACCCGCTTGGGCGATGGTATTACATACAGAGATGTGTCCTGACTTTTTTTCGGAACTACAAGCAATGTATAAAATACCGCTTTTCACAGCCTTTGCACCAGAAGCAACTGTAGTAGCATCATTACTACTCAGTTCTCCATGATCAGAGACTAAATTTAATACCTGTGGCATTTTACTCCTCTTCTTGCGGTTCTGATTCAACAGCGTCAGTTGGTTCCTCAACTTCACCAAACTGAGAAGCAGCGACTGTAGGTGTTATTTGATCCACCATCTCTGCACTCTTTTGATATAGCAAGGTTTTTATTGCGTCATGAACTTCGGATGAAGAAACTTCATCTGAAGACATCATGTCTAGCAATTCATTGGTGTCCATTATTATTTAAAGTAACGCTAACCCTATTTATATCTTAGCTTTCTTGATGTTTAATTCGGGTGCTTCTGTAGAACTTCCGTTGACCTCAGGGTCTTTACCGTTTTTACCCATATTTGTTTTCTGATTATTACCNATCTGCCCATTCTCTATCTGACCCTGCATGATTTGATTTTGCGTTTCTAGAGGCACACCTACACCAGATGCGTTTTCCTCTTCCATTTCTTCTGCCATTTCCTCTATCTCTTCGTCTGTCTGACGTAGTATCTTACGCTTCACATAGTCTCTTGAATAGTATGTGCCGATATAAGGTTCGATAGCAACCATAAGATTGAGTCTTTCGTTCATCAACTCAGTCTCTTTGAGTTCAGCAAAGTGATTATCATACAAGTAATCAAACTGTATGTGCTCTGCCATCTTTTCCCAATCCTCTGGTGTAACTATGTTCTTGAGGATAAGTTGTGTCTTGAGTAGATCTAAGAACAAACGACTGAATCTCTTACGCAATCTACCTACAAACTTACTGAACATAAGTTCGTCTCTTAGAATTTCTGATGATCTACCTAGATTGAATCCACTGTCAGCACCTATTCTTGACTCAGGCACGTTGAGTGAGCGATATAATTTCTTCTGGAAGTATTCAATATCTGTTAGTTCACCTAAGTTCTGTCCACCAGGTAATGTAGATATCTCTGTTCCTCTACCACCTTCTCTTCTAGGTAACCAGAAGTCCTCAAGCATTGATAGGAACTTCTTGTCATCTTTGATCTCACCAGTGTTAGCATCATATACTAACTTGTTTCTATATCTACTCATAACATCACGTAGATACTGCTCTGCCTTGACCTTAGGTAAGTTACCAACGTCAATATAAAATATTCTTCTCTCAGGTGCTCTAGACAGTCTGTAGATAACAAGGGAATCCTCAATCATACGCAACTGGTTTAGACCTTTGATTGCCTTATGTAAGTAAGACAGAGTAATTTTCTTATTTCTATCTACTAAACCAGAATGAACATGGCATATGGCATCCTTTGCAATTCTTACACCTTTACCAGCGACTGATCCATACTTCTGTGCTACACCTTGTGGATAGTATGTGTAGAACTCTGTTACTTTTACGTCTTTATTTACGGTCTCTGTACCGTTAGCATTATCAATTGTAGGGATAGCGATTGCACCCTTTTCTCTATCAGTAGGTTTTACTCTCATCAACTTGATTTTGAGAGCATCAATATATCTTAGTTCTTGTATNCCTTCGTCTGGTTTCTGTACGTCAATTACCTTATGATAGAATATCCTACCATCTACGTACCAGTTTCTAAAAATCTCGTGTGACTTNTTGTCAAATTCTAGTAAGTCCTTTACCTTCTTAAACTCTTGTCTTATAACTTTCTTGAGTGGTTGCCCTATGTTTAAGTTATCAAGGTCTATCTCTACAGGACTATCGTTCATATCTGAAACGATTGCCTCATTCACCACATGCTCAATCGCTGTATCACACTCAGGGTGTAGAGACATGTCACGATATCTTTTTACAATATCAAACTCAGTCTTGAATACTCCCTCAATATCTACATATTGGCCATAAAATCCAGAAGATAGAAAATAATCAGCACCGTCCTCATTGTTAGGAGCGACAGGGCTGATTATACCTTTCTTCTTCTTATTTTCGTCTTCAATTGAGAAACCAAAAAGTTTGGCCATTACGATATTTCCTTATTCGATGTATTTATTATACCACAGAATCGGCATTATTGCCATCATAAGCAGTCCAGTACTGAACTTGAAGCGTTACTTGGAACTCTTCTACAGCATCTACCTGATCATAAGATAGTTCAACTGTGCTTACTGCACTTGGCCAGCAACCAACCATTTGGTAGCGTCTTAGTACAGGTAATGCAGCAGGGTTGTCCTTTCCTTTTACATTTAGATCTGTGTTAGCACGACCCAACTGGTTTACTACCCAATCAGTGTAGTATTCAGAAGGGTTTAGGGTTCCTGAACCATCAGATACTTTGACGATAAAGTTTGCCCATCTCTCGAATGCTGTTCTTAGTTTGAAATCGTTATCATTGATAACTGTGATTGTCCAAGGATCGAATCTACGATCTCCCGCAACCTTGAGTTGACGACCTCTGAAGGGAACAATAACTTCAGCGATGTTAGACGCTGGTAACTGTGCTCCTTTGATCATCATACGATGAGTAGTGTTCTCTATCTCCTCGTCGAATATACCTACACCTGAAGGAAAGTTTAGCTCAACCTCAAATAGATTAGGACGAGCACCACCACCAATGAGTCTTGATTTGAAAGAGTCGATTGATCTCTCGTTGTTAGGTATAGAAAAAATGTTTCTATCTAGTGCCATTGTTTGGTTCCTCTATTATACAGTTCCTACAACTTCACTGAAGGAAACTCCAGTACGTGTAGCAACAAAGGTCAAACCGATAAAGTTAATTGACCTTGCTGGTTTGACATAAATGTCAGCAATGAATTCATTGCGGTCAATAACGTCAGGTGTGTTATTGGTTTCATCACAAACAAGTAAGAAGTCTGTGATACCTCTCTTAGCTTGTACATCCCTTAGGAATGGTTCAACGATATTTACGAAGTTGCTTCGTGTCCCTGCATCGTTGAGTTCAAAGAGTTGTGCTTGTGCAGCGTTCTCGATTGCTTGCTCAATAGTGATGAACAATCTACGAACGTTGATTCTGTCAAATGCAGATTCAAATGCAAGAGCTGTTTTGTCTCCAAATAGGATGATTCCTGCACCTGGTTTGTTGGTTATAGGATTGACTCTATTTGAATAGAGTTGATCCCTTGCATCTAAACTAGGATTGAATGCTAGTTTGATAGCAAAATTGAGTCCACCTCTTGCCTGTCCAGCAGGAGAGAACCAAGGGAAGTTGTCCCTATCTGTTCTTACACAAAGTCCTGCAACATCGTTTGATGTAGGCATGTAGACAAACTTCTTATTAAATCTATCGTAAACATACTGGTAACCAGCATCGAAGATTGCATAAGAAGATGATGTGAGTGGTGAGAAGAACTCAAGTACGTTTTGCAGTTGATCCGCAGCACTCGCCACGTTGACCAAAGATGATCTACATGGCGATATGAATGTGATGCAGTCCTTTCTACCTTCACATATCTGTATCAGTTTATTTGCTTTTGCTTGCTCTTCTTCTTTTGTTCTGTATGCACTACCTTGTAGTAAGAATCTAATGTCACTATCTACTGGATCTGCAAACTTATCGTATGCTGTGAGTAAATCACCTAGAGGTGCGTTGAATACTCCAATACCAGTATAATCTTTTCCTCCTCCTAGTTCGTAATTTACATTACCAACAGAATTGAACTTGACATTTTTAGCGTCTTGACCCCATGCTCCTGCACCAGATGTAACTGCTGTAGTTCCTGAACTGAATCCAGATGCTAAAGGTGCTGTTCCTCTAAATGCATCAGTACCACTTACCAGTGATGCACCAGCAAATAATAATCCAGAGTTTTCTGCAATATAATCTTTATAGTATATTGCTCTACCACCAGTCTGTTCTGCATCTTTTGCCTTAGAGAGGTTTGCATGCTTCTCCATGACAGAACCTATCTCACCAGTTACCGCACCGTTTGCATCCACAACGACAATATGTAATGCATCGTTGGAACCATCTCTTGTAGATACGTAATTGTTTGTTCTAGGTTTGTTTAGTACTGCTCTCCATGGTAGTGTCACTAAATCAGTTCCACCATCAGCAATACTTGTTAGTATGTTCTGAGTGCTATACCAGTCCTGAGTAATATGAGTTGTGGCTGATGATGCAACAGTAGAACCACTAGAGTTCACAAAATTGAGTAGAGTTCCGTTCTTGAACTCAAACTGTGAGTTTTGTGTGTAAGACTGTAATGTTTCTGTACCGTCTATAACTGTACTTACAACTCTTACGTCTACGGTTGTTGCTGTCTTACCAGTGACAATACCTTTTAATATTCCAGTTGCTGCTGTTACAGTACCAACACCAATTGTTTGACCAGTGAGGTGTTGTGTAACTCCCATACCGACTGTAACTGAACCAATGTTACCACCAGTAAATGTTGGTGTTATTATTTGGTCAACAGCGTTGTCTATTACTGCAACTCTTAGTTCGTTCGCCCAAGATCCGGGATTCTTGGATGACCAATACCAGTTTAGATCGTCCGCATTGTTGTTATAGTAATCTTCTTTGCCCTCTACTAATAAAATAGATGAAGATGCATATCCAACTGCTGCGTTAGCGTTGTTTAAGTCACCGCCTTTACAACGAACAACGTCCAACTTACCACCATAGGATAAGAAATTGGATGCTGCCATGAAAGTCTCATAATGAAAATCGGTTGTACCAACACCTGGTAAACCGAAGACATCTACAAGCTCCTTCTCGTTGTTGATCCTAGTAATTTCGTTTACCGGTCCTTTTCTAAAAGGTCCAACAAAACCACCGACAACGTTGATACTAAAATCTACGCCACCACGAGTTAGGTCGACTTCTCTTATCGAAATTCCCGGAGATGCTAATCGAAGTGCCATTCTAACTTCTTTCTCCACATACAATGACTACTGATATTTATGAAAATGCGTCCTTACTAGCGATATTCCCACATATAGGCACGATCCCCGTACTCATCTGTCTTCCAAACTGTCCCATCTGACTCTACAGTTTCGCCTCCCATTTCATCAAAACCATCNCATATAAAACCAAAGGGTGCCATGTCTTGTTCTATTGCGTTCTTTTGCTCATCNTATATTCGTTTTCTTACGTCAGAATCAGTCATCTCCTTAAAATAATCCTGTGCAACCAACCACGCAAAGATAACCAAACACATTGCTAGATCATCATTACAACCCTCTTCTGCCTCAAATGACTGTCTTTTTTGTATGAAGGTAGTCAACTCACTTATGATATTATAATCACAGAATGTAAGTTTATCTTCTTCTATCAGTGTCTTCAGGTTAGAACAACCTAACTTCTTAGTTACCTGACTCATCTTGACACCCAACTGCGTCTTCACACCAGAGAATCCTGATCCAACTATCTGCCCTGCACGTCCCCTCATAGCAACCATGAGCAAATTCTCATATTCAAGATCATAGAATAGTATAGATGCTACTTGATCACCAATATCATTTACCTCACATAGGATATACGCATTGTTATATCCCTTCGCCACATCTGCAATTACAGAAGGGAAAAGCATAGGTTTGATTTCATTGTCTCTATATGTGGCAACCACCTTATATGGGAACTCTGTAATATCAGCAACTATAAAAGCACTATAGTCTTTACCAACTCCTCTTGCTACGTCAACTGTTACAATATAATCTCTTTTTGGATATGGTCTCTCATACACAGAGAGTTTACCGTTCTGCTCTACTGGTTGTTCATATACCAGTGCCTTCAATTTTGCTGCATTTATAAGAGTGTCAACAGATCCTAAGAACTCACACTCAAACTCAATAGCAAACTGTTGTTTACTGGTGTTCTTTATAGTTTGCTCCTTCCACTTCTTATCTCTACCCGGCACTTCAGACCAGTGTACCTCAGTTGCAACATACTCGTTCTGCCCACGTTCTGCATCATGCCACATTCGGTAAAAGTGATTCATACCATGTGGGGTAGATACTATTATAACCTTCGTAGATTTACCAGAAGATATAGTAGGATACACAGACGCAAAGAAGTCATCTGCCAGATGGTTTTGAACGAAAGCAAATTCGTCCAAGAATATAATGTTGAATGACATACCTCGAACAGCAGATGCAGATGTAGATGCTGCAATGATCTTAGAACCATTCTCCAGTTCCATAGATCCTTTGTTCCAAGCGATGATACCCTGTTGCATCCACTTAGGTAGATTCTCATATGCTAGTTGTAATCTACCAAGCAAGTCTCTTGCAGTTGCTGCTTTGTTAGCGAGAATACCAATGTTTACCTGATCATTGAAGATCGCATAGTGCAGTAGATATGAAACCACAGTCGTAGACTTACCAGTTTGACGTGGCATCTTACATATATTAAAACGGTTTTTATGGAATCTACTTAGTAATTTTCTTTGAAACTTGTACATAGTAAATGGTACAAGTCCCTCGTCAACGTTGACGATTTGAATGTATTTCTCTGTAAAATATATTGGATCATCCTTACATCGAATAAATTCAACAATTTGTTCTTCAGTAAATTGCTGCTTGGTATTCGCTTTTTTTAGATTAGGATTACCAAGATATATGTCACTTGCAACTGGCATCAGTCTATCATATGATCAGTAGTTCTTTGTATGTATGACTCCCATCCTTTGTCTTTAGGATCAAACGCTTTAGATGCACCACCTACAGCTCGTACAACTTTACCCGCAATTTTTGCTGTTGTTACTGCTGCCTTGACATAAGGACCTGCTTTCTTCAACACTTTACCTACCCCTCCTTTTGCAAATCTATTATCTTTTCCTTTCATATTCTTTTTCATATTCTTTGGTGTGCCAGGTTCTGTCTTGTCTTTCTTTATCATATCACTCTTAGATGATTTGGTCATCTCACCCTTATCCTTTACCGTGTCTGCTTTTACATCTACAGTCTGATTCTTTGCTTCAGGTTCTGGTTTTGATTTTGTTATTTCGCTAGACTTAGGTTCTGCCTTTACTATTTCACTATTTGATGCTGGTGTTATAGAGGAACTTTGAGATTTTACAATAGGACCACCCTTCTTACGTGGTCTTCCACCACCCTTTTTTGTTTCTACTTTATTCTTGTCAGCATCATACTTTTCTTGATTGAATGACCCATCATCATTTTTATACTTAGGATTCTTTATATTTCTTCTGACTTCCTCTGGAAGATTTTCATAATCAAAACTCATAGTCAGAGTATCTCTCATCTTTTTGAAAGTATCTGTANTCATTCCTCCACTCTTTTTCCCGCCACCAGAAGACTTTAATCCTTTTGGAANACCATATTTGTTTCTATCACTTTTTACGTAGGTGTCGCCCATAGCACTCTCTATCTTCTTTCTTATTTATGGAGTCCTATCTATATCTAAAGAACTTAGATCTACACTAGGAGGTTTAGTTTTTGGTACAGGTGCACCCGCTAATCCTTTCTTAATCATTTTTTGTAGGTCAGCAGTGCTACCAACAAACAAAGAGTTGTTTGTGACTTGTGTGGGTTTATCTTCCTTCTCCAAGTCCTTCATCTTTCTTTGTAGATCTATAATCTTATCAGTTACATCTCCTACTGCTTTGACAAGTTGTCCTGCAACTTCATATGCACGTGGATGTTGAGTATCTTGACACACATCAAGGATACCATTCATTGCTTCTTGTCCCTTCTCTACAATATTGTATAATTGTGCACGAGAATATTCAAAGTCATCTCTAGGTGTACTATCAACCTTCTTTACCTTCTTAGATTGTTTGACTACATCAGTTGCTTTGACTTCTAATGCTTCATCTATAGGACTAAATGTGGTTGTTTGTTTATCTAAAGGATCATAATCTTTTGTCATACGTCATTACCTAATGCGGGACTATACTCTTGACCATCAGCGTCGAAGAATGATCTAGTCTCACTGAACCCGAAGGTGTCACCCATCTCAATAAGGTCAGAATCGACTGCGTTAACAAGATTTATAATATCACCCTTTANATGCTCTGTAATCTTAGAACCAAACTGACCACGAGCAACCACTAAGTTGTTCAAATCCTTCTCCTTGATACGCATAACTTCATTACCAATTTCTATGAAACCACCAGTAGAGAATGATACACCAGATGTAACTTTGATAAGAGTTTTCTTCGTATCTATAGACTCTGTAAGTTTGTCAGTTTCATCATCGTTATAATCTTTAGTTGCTTGAGGTGTGACAACGTATCTTTGTTCTCTTGGTGCTCGTATAGCAGTAGAGTAATCGATTTGAACTTTTTTGATAATACCGTTCTCGTCTGTTGGAACCTCTTGATAGAAATATGTTTTAGCAACAAAGTCAAGATCATATTGTATAAACCTACGAGTAGAGTAGTCACCCTCATACTCATCAGTAAATGTAGTAGACATCAAAGTAAATGGTATATCTCTTTTCTCCTCCACACCTTCCAGCATGCTGATTGTTACGTTATATGATGGTTGGAAGAATGGTAATATCTGTTCTATGATTTGCAGAGCATCATCTTGTTGTTTGGTAGCAAAACTAAGTCTAAACCCAATATCATATGGCACTGGTAAAAACATCTTTTTGACTTTTATCTTGTCATTAGGAGACTTCATAGTAAATTTTTGCACAGGAGATGCCTTTCTTGTAGGATCATAAGTGTAAGAAGTCAACTCAAATGATAGTCTTGGTAGTGTGATTGCTACGTTATCATCAAAATTTGATTGTTGTTCTATCCTCGCAAGAAACCTTTGTATAGGACCATATGCAATAGGCACCTTTATTTGACTTATAGACTTACCATCACTCGCAAACTTTTTGATCTTTATATTATTAAATAAAGTTCCAAAAGCAATTACGGTCTTTCTGACTGTCTCGTTGTAAAAATAATTACCTATCATTATACTTCACCAAATGGATTCTTCTCTGTAAAGTTTAGGATGTCGTCTGCTTCAACTTGGATGTCATCACCACTGTTGTATGCGTCATTATCATCGTAATTAATACTATGTAGTCTGTATGCAGAACCTTCATTGTCAACAATAAGTTCGCCAACATTGAAGTCACCAGCAAGATTCCTTGCAGTAAGAGTGAGAGAAGGAGCATGCCATGATGTAACAAATGCAGTTGTAAGTGAGGANTGACCAGTAATAATTTCACCAAAGGAGAATGTGCCAACACCTATAGTTCCAGCAGCAGAAACAGTTATATCTGGAACAGTTGCATAACCTGAACCAGCGTTTGTAATACGCACAGCACCAATTCCACCAGTATCATTCAATACAGCAACAGCAGTTGCAGTTGTACCTGCACCAGGTGGACTGTCAAACGTAAGTGTTGGAGGAACAGTATACTTAGTACCAACATTGGTTATGGTAACAACACCCACAGAACCAGTCGTAGATATGGCAACTCTTGCGGACGCTCCACTACCTTTACCATCATCAGGTAAGAACTGAATTGTGGGTGGTGATGTGTATCCAGCACCAGGATTTGTTATGAATACATCTTGTACCCTTCTACTGTCAGTGAGTCCTATAGCAGTTGAAATAGCAATAGCAGTTGCAGTGATACCAGTAGATACTACAGGAGCACTGATCCTGATACGTGGATCAGCAGTATAGTTTGTACCTCCGTCAAGGAGGTCGATCCTGCCAATACCTCCATTTACAACTGTTGTTATCACGCTCGCAGTGCTACCTACAGCAACTAACTTCAATGTTGCGTCATATCCAGCAGTTGCCATGTCATCATCTATTGCAGCAATACCAGTGTCGATAACCTCGTCTTCGTACTCGAATGGTTCACAGGTAAGTGTGTATGTGTAGTTTTTACGTAACTGATAGAATTGACTAACATCATCTACATATTTGATTTCTAGTAGTAAGTCTCTGTATGGGAAGTATAGTAAGTCACCTTCATTAGGACGGTCAGTTGGATTTGCTAAACCTGTCTGCACCAAAGGTAACACTACATTCTTATATCTCTCCTGAGATATCACAATCTTCATCTCAGCAGTAGATCTCACACCAAATTTTGTTAGTAAGTTATATCCAGAATCGAACCCTTCATATGACTCAATGTAACCCTCAATAGGAATTGATTGGTCAAAAGTAGAACTAGAGACCTCTCTCATTATAGTTTTTACATTCACAAAGTTTCTTGGCATGTAAACAAACTCGACCCCATATATTCGGATCTGTTCATTTATCAAGTCCTGAACAAGATTTTGCTCAGACGGAGTACCTTGCTGAAAGAACGGATTGAGTGCCATTTAAACGCCACCAGTGTCTTTCTTGAAATTACTCAATCTATCAGTCAAACCTTTCCCTCTTGCAGTGCCAAAAATTATATCATACCCTTTCATTTTTTCTTTATCTGGTAAAGTTTTGAGGTCTTTGATTCTGTGAACAAAACCTCCCTCTTTCATGAATTGTTTGAATGTTTTCATTATCCTATAAGGTCTAGTGGTGGTAATTCATATTCAGTTGCCATTTTACTCTCTAGATTCTCAATCTCACCTAGAGCATCTTCGTATATCTGTCTACCATTTAGTTCTACACCGCCAGGTAATTTTACACCCGCAAACTTAATGAGATTCTGACCCCATTGTTTTTTCAACAGTGCAGTGAAGTATCTTTTCAAGAATGGATCATTATAAACTTTTGGATAGTCATTAGGATTCAATACACGATAGCATCTTATAATAAGATAATCATTTGGTTGCATACTGGAAAAGTCTACATCAAGGTATAATCTGTTCTGACGCCTGTTGAATCTTATCTGTTTTTCTGGATGTAATATATGATCCAAATCTTCCAAATATCTTTTTGTCATTGTGTATCCCATCAGTTCCATTGAACTAAAGAAGTACACGTCATTCAACATCAACTGGTAATTGATATTGAACATGTTTGTACTGATGAGTCTATTATCTAATTTGAATACTCTTTCTATACCTATTACTGCGTCAGGAATTTGAATAAAGTTTTGGTTCTCTTCAAAAGAAAAAACAGTTGTGCCAATACCTGTAATATTAGCAGAAGCTGTAGTAGTTGTAATACCAGTTGCGACATCATCTTTCCTCGCTTTTATTGCATCCAAAAAGTTAGTTGTTATCTTATGCTTTAGATACATCAACTCAACACCATCCATGTGACGGTTTTGATATATTTGGATAGCATCATCCATCAAGTCTTCGACTTGTTCATCAGCAACATTAACTTCAAGTACAGGTGCACCCAACTGCCTCTTCGCATACTTTACTAATTCTTCTCTAGTTGCAGGGTTAGCCATTTATGATATACTTTCCTGTATTTATGAACGTCTTACAACAATATCTAACTCATCACCTACGTCTAGACCAGTTGAAGGTTCAATTATTGTTACAGCAGGACTACCTATACTCCAATCAACACCTTTTGATAGTAAAACACCATTCAAATATATCTCCATATTATCAGAAGATGTACTAGAGTTTGATGGTGCAAATGATACTTGACCATCATTAGCAATTAGTTGATCTTCGGCTTGATCTGAGCATATATCCACCTCATCTCCAGCTGCACAAGCTTGAGCCAATACAACAGCAGCAGACGCTTGATAGTCAATGTTGTTTCTGAGTCTGACCCCATTGAGATAAACTCTGTAGTTCTTAGAAGCAGAGAGAGATCCAGCAAGCGTAAACGTTGTTTGATTTTGCGTTGCTGTAAATAACTCTTCTTCAAACGTGTGTCCAAAATAGACAGTAATTTGTACATTGTCACCTATATTCACCCCAGAGTTAAAATTGATTGTTTGTGGTGCAGATAGTTGATAATCATTTGATGCACCAACTCTCATTTTTACACCATTCAATGTTACGAGGACAGGGAATGAGGTTGCTTGTACACCATCATCAAATACGTTAGGTGCAGTAAATTGGGTTTGTCCCATTGTTGCTATAGTATTATTAGTGCTAATACTTGTAGCACCACCTACAGCACCACCTCCTCCACCGCCACCTGAGATGGTTTTGAACGATAGCGATCCTGCTCCATCCGTAACAAGTGCTTGATCCTCAGTCCCGTCAGATGACGGAAACTTAAATCCTGATATAGTGCTTATACCAGTTGAGTTTATATTACCAGTAAAACCATTAATATTTGCACTAACAGCACCAAAACTTCCTATACCAGCATATAACTTTCCAATGTTTGGATTGTATGTCAATCCGTTTGTCTTTACCTTTTGATATCCAGTTCTATGATCAAAAAATCCTACGTGATGCCATTGATTACCAGCATCTATTGCTGACTCTACTTTTGCTGAACCTGTAGATATACCAACAATTGAATGTCCTTCATCAGTTACTACTAATGAACTAAATGTACCAATACCTGAAGCGAGTACTTGAGCAGTTGATATTCCTACTTCCCTTACGGTTACTCCCGCACCAACTCCTGCTGCTATGAATACCTTTCCATCAGCAGTGTTGATTGCAAACTCACCTACATCAAGCGTTGTAGGGTAATGCGGTACCTTTCCAGCGACACTAGATCGCTTAATCTTAATTGTTGGACTTGCCATTCCTAATGTGGTATATACCTATCAAAAAAACAGTAGAGACTGTCACAGCAGTATTTATGTGTTATAATTAGTATGGGTTTCAATTTATAGGTATGGACAAGACACTCGTGATACTCACAGGACCTCAAGGATCGGGAAACCATCTTTGGTCAAAAATCTTCTCACTACACGAGGATGTTTTTGGGTGGAAAAGTCTTTTGGATAATTACTGGGAGGCACACCGTATATCAGAACCCTTCGCCAAGTACTGGAAAAATCCAGANTTACTTGACGAATTTGATTGGTCACANAGCGAATATTTCTTTACATCGGTTAGTGTCCCACTCGGCATCAAGGAATTAGGGACTATAAGACGTCCAAACATCATGCAGTTTGCAAAAAAGGTCGAGTCACTTGGGATCAAGGTGAGAATTTGTGTGGTCGGACGCGACCAGAATATTCTCAGACATCAGCAGACGAGACTTAGGGGAGAGTCTACGGTTAGGTACTTCTTGGATCAGTTGTCTGGTTTTTATAAACCTGTTTTCCTCAGTTACGAACTTCTGTACCTTTACAAAGAGGAGTACCTAAAATCTTTAGATATCGGCATGCCAATCGCATGGTACGAGAGAGATAAGATCAGTAATATACTTGAGTTAGATGCTAATAACAAGTATATAAGTTACATTAAAGACAGTCCTCTAGACGATTGCAATAGAACAGGTGTTCCATCTCCATGGAATCCAAACATAGAAGAACCAATGAAACCTAAAGATAGGGATCATGCATATGATGAGGAAGGAACAGGTTGTTGTGGTGGATGGTCAGATCCCAATGATAAAAGGAATTTTAAGATTGAAATATCTACTGGAAATATAGTAGGAGATGTAGGTGTAGGTAATACTGCACGTAGCAAAACCGAAGACGAAAAATGGGTGACCTATGAGTAAAAAATTACTAATCGTTACAGGACCACAGGGTTCTGGTAATCATCTTTTCGCAAGACTTCTCTCAGCACACCCTATGGTCAAAGGGTGGGATTCACTCAAAGATAATTATTGGGTGCCAAGTGATGAGGAACCATTTGCCAGATATTGGGTATACCCAGATGAATTAGAATTTCCAGAAGGAGATTTCTTCTGTGCAAATGTATCTGTACCATTCTTTTATGACGGTGTTAGACGCACACCAAAGATCAAGGAGGTTGCTTATAAAGCAGTCACCATGGGAATTGAACCGATTATAGCGGTTGTATGTAGAGATAGAAATATAAACGAACTACAACAAAAAAGAGTTGGTGGTGAAGTGACTATGGATATTGCACTAGATTACTATTCTGATCTAAGGCATCATTTTATAGACCACGAGGCATTTTTCTTATACAAAGAAAGGTACATGGAGTACCTTGGGAGAATATTAGAGTTCCCTGTAACGAAAGAAGGCATCGACAATTTTGTAACTGTCGATGCCAATCATAAGTATGTCTATCCCATCAAAGACCATTGGTTAGATAATGAGATCCGTAAAGGACGTAAATCCTTTAGACAACGGCTAGAGGAGTAGCAGTGTTCTTATTGCTGATCTCAAGTAGATCTGCTCTCATCTTCTCTACAAGTGAGAGAACANGTGATTGAAGTTCTTCGCTACCTTCAACTAATCTTGAAAGTGAACGTCCACCTAAGTTTGAGTGGAATCCTTCGTCTTTAGCAATAGTTGCATAACGTGAAGAGATAAACTTATCTTCTACACAGTCTGCCATTTCTTTCCATACTGCTTCTGCTCTTCCTTCTGCTACCAATTGGTATGCAGCGAGTGCAGCTTCATCATCAGATGCTTCATACTTATCTAAAAGTTCAGCACCTTTTGCCTGAGGTTTCTCTGCTTCAGCAGCGAATGCAGCAGCAACATCTAGTGGTTCACCAGTGATGTGCTCTATAACTTCCTTTACCATACGGAAGTGCTTTGCTTCGTCCATAGCTTGACGGCTTAGAAGTTCTAAGTCTTTTACGTCTGTAGAAGGATCGGAAGTGGCAACCTGACCAGCGATAGCGTACATATTCTGAGCTTCGTTGACCATGCGTCCACGAAAATGCTCGACTAGATACTCATCACTTGGGTTGGAAGCGAAGAAACGACGAACGTTTGAGCGTGATGCTTCAAATAGTTCTTTGTTTCCCTCTTTGATCTTCTTGACGAAATCGGTTCCAGAAAGCATTGTATTTAACTTATCTACACTGTTATTTAGTATAGATGAAAAAGTATCTTAGATCATTCTGTTCTGTATATTCCATTTTCAAGTCTTTTACAACATAATTATATTTTCTTGCGACTGAGTATATCTTTTTTTGTGACCACCCGAACCATTCAATACCTTCTACACCTCTATGTGGTATGCCAGGATTGACTCTGAATATCATCTCCTTTCTAAACAACGGATGCAGTAGTCTTAATTGATTATCAATATTCTTCTCATCACCAAAGTTTATAGACCCTAAACACAACACTATATCAAATGCACTCCTTTCATATATGGGATCTGTAGGATCTGTTACCAAAGTCTCTAAAGATATTTTCATGTCAGCACAATCATTATAGGGGTCTATTCCTATAAGGTTGTGTATCTTTCCCTTGAGTCTATTATAACCACACCCTACATCTAGGACGCTATCAGGTCTTTGATTATTAACGTAATCGACCAGATTATAGCCACTATACTGAAGAAATTGATAATTCGTGTCTTTCCAGATTCCATTGAAATACGAGTCCATTACTTNGCTGTCTTACCTCTTCCTACATTCTTTTTAGGTGGTGTTGNAAAGTCACCAGCATCCTTACCTTGTGGTTGCATAGAATTTATCTGATTTATCAACTGCACTATTCTTGCTTCAAATGCTATTGACTTTGATGTTTCCTCATTCAAACGTCTGATATAGATTTGTAATAGTTGTTGTAATTCTTGAACTTGATCCATAAAAAAAGGGGTGTGTATACACCCCTAATTATATCACTTTTTACTCGTGTTAGAACGAGCCACCATCCACTGTTATATTTTCCAGACTTCTTGTTGTTCCAGAACATGAAATAACTTGTGATTGTCCTGCACAATCATTCACGTATAAGGAACCTATCTCTAGTCCACCATATGCACTTGGTGTCATGACTCCATTTGTCTCAGATGCCTCTCCAGCAACGACAAATCTTGCAGCACTGTCATCCCAGTAGAATGCTGATTTCTTCGCAGATCCACTGTAGTAGTTCAATATCAAACCAACGTCTTTGTTAGTATCAGAACTTAGAGCACCACCGTCAACCTTTTGAAGTTCAAGCAACGTATCCTCNATGGACATGTTGACTGTGTTCATCTGGGTTGTTGTACCGTTGACNGTGAGGTTTCCCTCAATTGTCACGTTCTGAGCAAANTCTGCTACACCGTCTACATCTAAAGCACCTGTAACTGTTAGTCCAGCACCAACTGTTGCAGTCGTTGACTTGAGGAATGCAACTGTACCAATACCAGAAACATCGATACCAGTTCCATTCAGATCACCGTCAACTCTACCTGTGGTAGTGACTCCTGTAACTGTTAGATTATCTACAATGTCTAGATTTTGTAGAGAATTTATGTTACCTAATCCCTTCCATGCTACTGATTCAAACTCATCTCCTACAGTTGCACCCTCTGTCATAACGAATGTAGATCCGTTTTCAGCAGAGTAATCTGTACCGTTTATAAGACGAACACCGTTTTGATAAACGTCAATGAATCCTTCTTGATATCCAGCAGATACTGTGAAAGTAGTTTGACCTTGTGTAGCAGTATGTGTCTGTCTTGATGTAAATGTTGTTGCAGCAACACCAGTTAGGATAACATCAGCAACACCATNTGAAACGATGAAGTTATCAAGACCAGATCCTCTGAACTTGAATGCTGTAACTAAACCTGTGTGACCAGATGCAGTTTGAACACCAACTAAAGGTATTAGACCATCACTAGAATTTCTTAGATCTCCTGCTGTAATCTGACCTGTAACAGATGCAGTACCNCTTACAGATAAACCAGTTAGTGTACCAACATTAGTAAGAGAAGAGTTGACAACGTTAGCACCAAGAGTGGTTGCACTCAATGTCTCTACGTTGTTTACCTTGTATACCTTACCAGATGCAATGTTTAGGTTCTCAGAAGATCCTAAGTTGTCACCAGTTGCTTCAAAATTGAATGTCTTGTTACCTTCACCAGATACTATAGTAAGACCACCACCGTTAGCAGCAGCATCATTAGCAGCACCTGTACCCAACTCAAGGTTCTTATCATCCACTGTCATAGTGGTAGAATTNACCGTAGTTGTTGTACCNTCTACTTGGAAATCACCAGCGATTACAACCTTACCTGTGTTATCACCCACACCCGCAGGGTCAAGAGTGATTGTTGCAGGACCTGAGATTGTGTTTGATGTAACTCTGATTGCAGATCCTTCAGCACCTGTATGGAATGCAGTACCAGTAATAGTGCTTGAAGCATTGATTGTTGAGTGGTTTGTCTGTCCAGTAAATGTTGAGATACCAGATACTTTCAACTGAGTTGAATCAACAAATGCTTGAGTAGAGATACCAGTTACATTGATAGCAGCAAATGTAGCACCTGATCCACCACCTAGAACATAAGACTTGACTCTAGACATTGCAGATTTACGGTTTGTACCTCCTGCTCCATCATCAACTATAATCAAGTCAGCATCTACTAAGTCAGCACCGACATCTGTGCCACCGTCAATATCTAAAGTAGATAAAGGTGTTGTGCCAGCAGATAATCCTGCTCCAGATCCAGTAAATTGGTTAGCAGTTACTGTACCAGATGCGTTTATTGTCGAGTGGTTTGTTTGTCCAGTAAATGTTGAGATACCAGATACTTTTAGTTGTGTAGAATCTACAAATGCAACTGTACCAATACCAGATACCTTAATAGCAGCAAAGTTAGCACCTTGACCACCACCTAGGACGTAATCTTTTATTCTTGAAGCGTCTACCTTTCTATTGGTACCGCCACCACCATCGTCTACAATAAATTCATCTCCATCAGCAAGTGCTGTACCGATGTCTGTACCACCATCTATGTCTAATGCACTTAGAGGGAATGATCCTCCATTAAATCCTGAACCTGTGTCCCAAGATAGGTTTCCACTTCCATCACTCCTTAGGAAACCACCTGATGTAGGTGAACCAGGAAAAATATATGTTTGATCACCAGCCAAACTTGCTGGTGCTTTGATTGTTATGGCACTTGTGCCATTGTCTGTTCCTTCTACTAGGTTGACACCTGAACCAGCTGTTGTGGTTTCTCTTGTCCAATACCTTGCAGAACCAACTATTTTGTTACCGTTACTGGTGGAGTTTACACCGACAAACAGATCAAATTTGTCTACTGTAAAACCCGGTTCACCAGCTTGTAAGGCGGGTAAATCAACTAGATTACCCCTTTTAAACTTTAAAATAGGTGCGGGCATTTTTCTATACTACTCTCCTAGAGTATTGTGTTTATAACATTCTCTATTTGGTATGTACCTTTCAAAAAAAAGCTGTAGAGACAGCCACTATGTTACTATTTAGAAAGTTCCAGCGTCTAAATCTATCTTATTATCCAATCTATCGTCCATTTCGTTCTCAATATATCCTAAGGAATCATCTGATAATCCTCCAGCAGCAGGAGCACCACCTGGCACAGTTCCCGACCCGACTGCTGCATCAATTACCTCATCCGGATTTACAAATTTGAATGATGATGTAGGTGCATCATAAACCAAAACAAACCTATTAGTGCTTGAAGTTAGGTTAGTTATGTTAACATCAGATAGTTCTGATAGTCTTTCCACGTCGGATCCTCCAGAGCCTGAACCGCCACCGCCTCCTAATCTTACCTTGAGTCCAGAAGCATTAGAGAAGGATGATCCTTTTCCTATACGAACATGAAAACTACTATTAGCAAGGCGAACTCTCATTAGGAAACAGTTCCGTTTACTTGTGCTTGACCAGTAATTACCTTAGTCTTCTTACTGGTAGTGTCATTGGTTACTATGACATCATAATCATATCTGCCAGCAGTGATAATACCTGTCTGTACGTTAGTCAACGATAATACTATTTTTCCTTCAAGAGGATCGCTACCAAAAGTAACACCAAAACCAATAAAACCTTCTGATTCTGGGTGCTTTCTCATCTTACCATCAATACTATGATTGATNAGATTGAGGTCGGAACCGTTTGCATCTGTCACGAAAAATGTGGCAGAGAAATCAGTCCCCTGTTCAACTTGTATATTTACAACTGGGACTGCCATCAGGAAATAGTATATTCAGATCTATTTATTCAGCAACATCTGTTTTATTACAATGATTTCAGATTCTAGATACTCTATCCTCTCTTGCTGTCTCTGAATAATTGCTTTTTGATTCATGTATTTCTGATAACCAGTGTCATCAGTTGAGACTATAGCGTTAGTCTTCGGATCCCTTTCTAGATTCGGATGATCCTTCACTTTGATCCTTTTTTTCATTTTTGATAATGGGGTAAGTTTCATCTAGGGTTCCCTCAAGAACCTCTGCTGCTAAACTCCAAGCGTTGATTGGCATACTATACTTTTACACCGAATGGATTATTTGGAGTGCCTGATTTAACTGAACCTTTACCAACTCCAGCTGCATTTTTAAAATTAGGACCTGCTATTACATCTGCTCCAGCACCTGTTGCAGGGGGAGTTTTGAATAACCGTTTATCATGAGATGCAATTTTTACATCTTTTCTGAATTGACTAAGAGTTTTCATTTTTCTTTTCAGACCTCCTTATAAGTTTAGCATAAACAATATCAGATGCATTATATTGCTCTGGATGTTTCTTTGCTTTTTTTATAAGTCTCTTTGCTGTTTTTTTGGGTGCTTCTGTGCACATTATGCTACTGCGATTGTACGGAAGTCCATTAGTTCGGGAGACTCAGATTGATTCGTTGAGTTGAATACAACCTTGATTTGGAATGCAGTAAATTGTGGTAGATTATCTACTGTGTACTCATGCTCTACAAACTGATTATTCAAACTAGCTGGAATTTTTTTATCAGACTGTCCATCATTGTTATCTGGATTTAGNACATCTCCGGCAGAATCTAAATTCTTGAANCCAGGAAATAGTTCATACTTCTTGTCAAACGCTGATGTGTCTGCTCTCTTCAAGCGATATAGAACTCTAATGTCAGCACTAGGTGGACGCATCGCTGCAAATAATACCTTGAGTGAAGATGATGGGTTCTCTAATCCAATCTCCTTTGTCTGATATACAAAGTCATGTGGATCTTCTAGAAGATTTGATCTGTTATCTATCTTGAAGTTATTGATAGGTCTATTGATACGATTTGACTCTGTAAGAATAGAACTTGTAAACACGTTGATTGAAGGTGAGACATTGGTGTCTTCAGACGTCAATGTTGCTTCAAATGTGAATGATTTAGCACCAGGCAATGGAAGGATTGTACTCTTTGATGTTTCTACTTCCCTAGTAGCAATCATTCTTGTTGATCCAAGATTAGTTTTACCGAATAAAGAGATATCTTGGAATCCTTTATCTAAGTAAGGTGTCTCTATACCACCAACACTCTTACCTGTGATGGTTCTTACCTTACCAGTAACTTTAGTACCAACAGGCACACTATGACTGATATTTGGATTGACTGTGTCAAATATAATGTTAGTAGTTGCTAGTCCTCTAGTTCCACCACCAACTTTGTCTTTGTTGAACAGTTTAGTTCCACCTATCTTGACATAATAATGATCAAGTGAAACCTGATCTGGTATAGTGTTGGTATCACTTATATTATGTGTCTTGTTTATCTTACGAAGAGATATACCAGACAACTCATATTTCTGCACTGGATCATTGATTGCATGATCACTAGCGAGACTGCTATCGACACCACGTAGTATTGTGCCCGATAGAACATTGGTTCCAACCGAGGTATACTCTATAATCTCATCTCCAATCAATGCATAACCAGGATTACTTGCGGAAACTTGAGCACCCTCAAAGAAGTTGAATCCAGCAGAACTTGCTATAGAAACATTAGATGTGACACTAGAAGCATATCCCACACTCAATTTTGTTGGCACTGTATCACCAGTAATATTATCAAATGTCACTACAGATCCAATATCATGATGACCATGATTTGGATGATATACCTTGAAGTGTTGTCCATCAAATTGATTGGAGTCTACTGTTACTTGTTGAGGGATGATAGCANTNTGGGCTGATGCTATACCAGCTCCTGCACCAGCAGAAGGTATNATAGTGATAGTGTCAGAAGTGTTGAATTCTGCACCAGAACAGTTTGTAAGTTGTAATGCGTTGGTCACAGTAGTAACACCAACAGTAAGTATCAAGTCTTGACCTAATCCCTTAGAACCTAAGTTTGCAGTCAAGGTATCACCCACGTTGTATCCTTTACCTGTATTATCACCTTTGATGGTTGCCTGTGTAACTACACCAGATGACACAGTAACAATACCTATAGCACCAGTTCCCTTACCTGTGATGGCAGAGAGTGTTACTTCGTAGTTGTTGTCTTCATATCCTGCTCCACCGTTGGTGATTGAGAGCGAGTTCGCTGCTTGTGAGATTGCAGAGAGTTTTGCACCAACAACTCCTCGTGCAGTCGTGTTATTGCTTTGCGATATAATTGTTCCTTCTGTGATGAACGGAGTGTCAGTTCCTGATCCAAGTCCGATAAAGACTTGCTTGGAGAATGTTTCGATTGGGTTTTCTCCGAGTTTGTTTCTTTCATTGTACTTGCCTAATTGTGGGTTATAGAGTCTTACTGTACCATTACCTTCTACAAATTTTGCTCTGTGTGTTGTGTATTTTAAGTCTTCTAACTGTGAAGCAGTCCATGTGGTGTTACTTTGTGCTTTGAATANTGANCCCTGTGTGGGNTGTTTAGATACAACAATTTGTTGGAATTGACTNAGATTAGCAGTTGTTATATCATTCTCACCAACCTGTGATATCCATGCATCNTAATCAGCAGATGCAGATCCAAGATANATTGCATAGTCACCTCGTGGTAGATAAACGGGTTGAGGGAATTGGAATCTAGTTGGAACTGTTCCGTCATCAGATATATTGACCTGAGATGGTTCTAGTTCAACCTGACTATTCTTCATTATCTTCCTAGATGGGAATCCATTCTCAAGAGTAACNATNTGGACGTTTACTGGAATTTGTTCAGATCTACTTTGGAAGAATAAGTCAACACCAGTCATGAATATACCGTTATCTTCACCAACTTCAAAACTCTGTGCTAGTGGGTCACCTTCAATCTCCATGGGTCCATGGTTGATATTGGTTACGTTGGTAATATTAGTAATATTATTGGTTACATTAGTAATATTGTTGATTACAGGTACAGGAAGGTTTGGTTCTGTCCTTATTACAGTCGTTTCTGTAATTTCAAATCCTTCTGAAAAGAACTGTTGCTCTGCATTTGATATGTTTTTACCAGGTATTCTATCCTCAGGTTTTACTTGCGTGATCACTGCAACGTTATCACCATCTTGGAATGTATTTGGTGGAATATAGTAACAACCCTGTAATGTTCCAACGTCATCACTAACCAATCTGACATTAGATATAGTTGCTTGTGCTCCGCTATTCTCACCTATTAAGAGCATGCCATTAGTGATGAATCCAAAGAAGTTACCATCTGATTTTTGGTTCAATGACGCACAGTCAACGTTCAAGACTGTAGATGTCTCAGAATAAGAAGATGATAATCCAACTGTAGGACTGTATGGGTTCACAGTGTATGTGATATTAGGAGCTGAGAAAGGACCTGCTTTATGATTTGGTGTGCAAAGTCTGAATCTTATATCCTCACCTTGACTTGCGTTCTGTGTTGATACAGCAAGACCTCTTACAGTCTCACCTACTTCAAATGATCCACTGACAGGTGTTACTTCTAATAGTTTTGGTACGATATATGAGTTAGTGTCAATCATATCTGTACCAGACCAGTAGGCAAAATGATTAGTGTCAGGTTTTAGGGTGGTTACATTGAATTCAATATTTTGCTCACGCATGAATGGTTGAGGTTCAGTTTGTGCATAGAAGTCATTAGAGAATGCAATACCTTCTTCTATGGATACTTGATTTCTATTGATGTAAACATCCTGCTCTGGATCAAGATGTAACCTACCATTCCAATCCCTATACATGTATGGGTTTACACTTTCAAGACGTGTAGCAAATGGTTGATTTCTATCTATTATCTCTTCGTAATCAAGAGTAACCACATTACCAGTTTTCTTGATGTTAGGTGAATTTAGATCAGTAGCAAATCTAGGATCCACTGTAGGATCAGGTGCACCAGTCAAACCTACCACAGTGTTTGACCCCATAAGAAGATCTATAGCATCACGATGTTTTCTTGCAGTAAGTTTACCACCATCTACTTCAAATTTTATTTCTGTCTGCGTCTTATCTGCTATATCATAATTATTGAATGGATCTACAACAAAACCGTTCTTGAATCTATCAAGACCAGTGGTTGGATCTTTGATAGTAAGTGCAGATGTTTTAGTCTCAAGGAGTGATAGAGATGTAACCTCTTCTAATGTTTCAATCCTAGTCTCTAACTTACCAATATCTTTCATGGTATAACGTCTGTTAGCTTTGAAGTCTATTTTGACGTCACCACGAGCATTATACACATAAGGGTTATACTCAATCTCTGCTAGTAAGAAACTATCGTTGATAACATCAGGTAAGACAGGAGTTTCACTTGGTGTGCCTTCTACAACGGTAAAACTACTATTAGGATTGATGTATAATCTATCTTTTCTACCAAGATAGATGTCATAATCAAATGTTATATTCTCATTACTCTCTAAAATAGCACACGACTGACCAGTAGCACTAAAGTTTCTTGAAGCAAACTCAAATGGAGATCTAGAACCACTAAAGTTAGCAACACGTGGACGTAAATCTATAATATCAGTATTTCTTTGACCATTTAATGTAGGAACTGCATCATATTGTGTTTTTTCATAAGATGATGCTGTAACCAGATCACCAGAATCCTCAGAATTTATGGTATAGTGATCCATGTATATCTTCAATTTACCATTTGGTTCAGCAGCAGTTCCTTTTCTTACAAGTCTTCCAAAGTCATAATACTCTTCTCTCTGACCATTATCCAATAAGAAGTTTGCACGAATATTAGGATCGCCAGGTGAAACAATAGAAATATTTGCCCTTACACCTGAGGTGTCAAATGATATCTCCTCAGTCTCTATAAAGGTCTTAGAGTTCTTGACACATATTTCTACCCCATCTGTTCCAGAACGTGCTAGAACGTACGCTGCACACCCTGAGGACTTACCTATACCCACCTCTCCAACAATGATGTCTGAGTTATTACTACTAGGACCTGTGAAAGATGCCATAGTAATTTTTGGTATTACTGGAGTGCCTTCACCTGATGCTTCAAATACAGCATGAACTGCAACAACATCAGGAACGTCTAAAGATATTTCTCTATCTTGTACTCTCTTACCATATACTGCACTTGTTGTAAGACCAGAACCATCTCCAGATGCACCAGCATTTTTAGAACCAGTAACATCTAATACTCCTGATTTTACAAGTGTCTTTGATTTAGATGTGACTTTAGACTTCTGTTTGGTTACATGTACATCAACATTAGATGATTGGTTAGCAGTCAAACCAGATATAGTTGCACTCTTACCACCGTTAGTCAATACAAATTGATCAGATGTTAGATCCTCTACACTACCATCATTGTACATGATATTATATCTTTCCTCATCAAATCCTGCATATACAAATTCAGTACCTACCAATGAGGGTAGATCCATCTGACCTCCACTATTAGTGGTTAGATTTACCACCTCTTCACGAACAAAGAGAGTAGAATCAGTTAGGTCAACAGACGCAACATAATTGTGTGGCATATCTGCTGATAGGAAGGCGTCTTTTGATTCTCTTAGTAGACCAGATACNACTTTTANTCCACTAATTGCAATAGCACCTGTTGGTAANGTACCATCACATACATTTGATACATCAGCAACATCATCTACAGTTGCAGTTAGACCAGTAGCAGATATAGCAGTAACTTTATGATAACAAGGGAGACTTACACCACTCTGAGTGTATTCTATGATATCACCAACCTTTAGGAATTTTGCCCAACCTGTACCACTAGATGACAATGTGCTTACACCACCAGATGGAGCACTGATTGAAAATCCTCTTGCTCCAAAATCTGTTTTTGTTTCTAGTAAAACGTCAGCAGTAAATGTTCTACCACCACCAGTTCCTCTGACTGATTTTACATCAGATATATCATACTCTGTAGTAGCAGTTATGATAAAACCTTGTGCCACACCATTTATTATAATCTGTTCACCATTTACAAATTTACCAGAAGTTTCAGATAAGGTCAGTGTTGCTGAATTAGAAACGTCAGTCTTCAGCATACCTCTAGCACCAGATCTAGAACCCTCTATAAGTGCAGGAGCATTTAGAGATATTGCGTTGTTGATTGTGATTGATGTATCAGTTACAATATCATATAAAAATAACTCATACACTGATGAATTATTAGTATAACCAGAGTTTTGAAGTTTATAATCATAAACTCTTGCTCGACCAATTACATTACCAACAGAGTTAGATTTGGTAGAATCTAATCTTGCATCTCTAAGTTCTATAGTATCTGTGGTGTCTACTTTGATTTGAGCACCAGATAATACATTGTTTAGTCTAAGTCTATTTCCTGCTACGAAAGGTATTGCTCTTGTCTCAATAGTTTTGGTAGTTCTAGGTTTTACAACATCAACAAATGCATTACCCGCAACTTGTGTTTCATATCCTTTTACAAATGCTTTACCAGGACCTATGCGTAGACATAGTAAATCTTTTGTTGGTTTGTTTCCGTCTTCTGTAATTTGATTTACAGTGTATTGACCGAATGTGGAGTATCTATCGTTGAGACACTCTTTTGCCTCTATATCAAACTTAGTAACATAATAGTTTCCACTTTCATCATAAGTACGACGTGCAAACTCCTTTGCTAACTCATTATATACAGTTCTATTGACTATAGTTTTTACTTCACCTTCTTGTGCTCTTAGTAATTCAATGAAGTTCTCATCATTGAAGTCTGTTGTAAGTTTTTTGGTAAGTTTTAATTCAATCTTCAAACGATCAGAACCAGGTGCAGTAAAATTACTGAATCCAGCAGCGTTATCATATAAACTATCATCGTCTACAGCAGTTACAATACTCTCTACAACATTGAAACCAACTCTATAACTTGGAGAATTAGAATACTGATCCAAAATTATAGATTCAGTTTTTACTTCAACAAAGGCACCCCTAGCGAAGAATACGCCTCTAACAATTGTAAAAGAACTACCAGTACCAGTAGCGTTTGAAGTAATCGCAGTAGCAAAATCAGATCCTTCTTCAATTGTAGTTACTCCATAGGTGAAAGTAGATAATGTAATCAGATTTTCACCATCAAGAAATGTATCACGAGTCAAGTCATCAGAACTACCCTCATATTTTATGTACAAAGTAGTGCATTGTTCTATAGATTCTGTCTGTGATAATACTTTTATAACCTTCGCTGTAACACCAGAGTCTTTACCTTTGATACGTCGTCCCACAAGATGTGAGTAATAACCTTCTACAGGAACACCAAAAAATGTAGATTCTATCTTGACATATGTGTAGTCAAAATCATACGAGAATTTACCAGGTATGACTATTGACCCTTCTTTGAATATATGTTTTCCAAACTTCTCTATTTGTCCTTGCAAAATAGATTGCAAAGTCGTTAGTTCTCTTGCCTGAACGGGAGTTCCGGGTTTGAATAGGACTTTGTTATAATTCTTTTCAGAATCAAAATCGTCGAAATATGGACTGACGTTTAGGTTGGTGTTCTGTGGCATCGTATCAGAATTCTAAGATAATTTTTATATCTTCACGTTGGTTTGTTGCTCTTGTGACTTCAGGTCTATTATCAAGGTAGATAATATCTCCTGAGTACTTCTTAATCTCTGGGGAAGCAATACCAGAGGTAAATGTTTGACCGAAATAATATGCTCTATTGTTTACGGTAGTAGAAACTCCTGTAAACGTATCATCAATTTCAAGGGTTTCAGTACCCCCTGTTGTTTTTACAACAACGTTCAAACTCCCGCCTGTAGCAGGGGAAGCCGTGAATCTATTTAGTGCAAATTGGGAGAGGGAAGTTGCATCACCAGAAGCAACTGATCTATCCTGCCAATACTGTAATACTTGAGTTGCTGGATCGTAGTTTACGATTCTACCTAAAGCAGTAGCACCTGTTCCTACAGTTTGACTCACAATACCATCAACTTCAACGGTCATTGTTGTTGATGCTGCACCAGCAAGTCGTAATCCATAAACCCCAGTAGCACTAGGTTCTGTCAATATGTTTGTACT